GCGACACGCACACACCGGGCACAGGGCAGGGCAATCGCCACGGATGCAGCCTGCAATAAATGATGCAGCGTGGGCGTGCATATGAGGCAGGCGGGGGGCATAAACTTCTGCAGTGACGGCGTGACCGTAGCAGTTGCGCGCGCGCACGCGCTGCCGTTTTTGGCCGTTTTGGGGTATAGGGCATGAGAGGCAGGAAGCCGAAGCCCACGCAGATGCACAAGACCGACGGCACTCTGCACGCCACGAAGCATAGGGACAGGGACCAGGAGCTCGTGCTCGATGGCGACCTGGCCGATCCGCCTTCCGGGCTGTCTCCGGCTCAGGCTCAGATCTGGCGGGAGGCGATCAGCCAGGCGCCGCCCGGTCTGCTGAAGCTGCTCGACCGGTCGATATTCCTGACTTGGGTGCGGGCGGTGGACTCTCAGAACGTGGCCCAGCACGTGATCAACACCGAGGGCATCCTCGCGGACTCCCCGGCTGGTGGCGTGACCGAGCACCCGGCAATCCGCACATTCCAGAAGATGTCGCTCCTGATTCTCAGGTGCGTGGAACAGTTGGGATTCTCGCCGGCCGCACGGCCGCGCATTCATGTCACGAAGCCAGCCGAAAAAGAAAACCCGTTCGCCGCGTTCGGTGGCACGCAAAAAGCCAGCACGCCGGCCAAGTCAGGCGGGGCGGTTCACTGATCCGCATGTAATCCGGGCCATGACCTACGCCTCGGAGGTGATCTCCGGGCGGATACCGGCCTGCAAGTGGGTGAAACTGGCCTGCAAACGGCAGGTTGACGACCTGGCACGCTGGCAAAAGCGCGGCCCGTTCGAGTTCTCCGAGGCTGTAGCCGGCGAATGGTGCCGGTTCATCGAGCTGCTTCCCCACATCAAGGGGCCGCTGTCGGGCGAAAACATCCGACTGGAGCCATGGCAGTGCTTCATTCTGACTGTCGCATTCGGGTGGTTGCGCCGTGGCACGCACCATCGGCGGTTCCGTCGGGTGTATATCGAGGTGCCCAGGGGTAACGGTAAGAGCGCAATCAGCTCCGCTGTCGGCCTGAAGGCTGGCTTCGCTGACCATGAGGGTGGTGCCGAGGTCTACAGCGCAGCGGTGACCCGCGACCAGGCGCGCATCGTGTTCTCGGTGGCGCAGAACATGGCCCGGCGTCGACCGGAGATGTGCACCGCACTCGGTGTCGAGATACTGGCCCACGCAATCGCCCAAGCATCGACGGCCTCGACCTTCCAACCGGTAGCCAGCGAATCCAACGCGCTCGACGGGCTGAACGTGTACCTGGCCATCGTCGACGAGCTGCACGCGCACCGCACCCGTGAGGTCTATGACGCGCTCGAGACCGGCACCGGTAAGCGCCCGCAGTCCCTGCTCTGGGTGATCACCACGGCCGGCTCGAACCGGGCCGGGATCTGCTACGAGACCCGCACCTATACCGCTCGCGTGCTCGATGGCGTGGTGAAAGACGACTCGGTGTTCGGGATTATTTACACGGTGGATGAGTCCGACGACTGGACGGCCGAATCCACGTGGCGGAAAGCCAACCCGAACTGGGGCGTGTCGGTCATGCCCGAGGTGGTGGCCCAGCTCTGCGCCAAAGCGATGGAACTCCCGGCCGCGCAGGCCAACTTCCAGACCAAGCACCTGAACATCTGGGTCAACGCCGATTCGGCCTGGATGAACATGCAGAAGTTCCGCGCGTGTGCAGATCCTGACCTGAGCATCGACGACTTCGGTGGCTGTCGCTGCTGGATCGGTCTGGACCTGGCATCGAAGACCGATATTGCCGCCCGATACCTGCTTTTCGAGCGCGAAATCGACGGCCAGAAGCACTACTACGGCTTCCTGCGCAGCTTTTTGCCCGAATCAGCGGTGCAAGAGTCCCGAAATTCGCAGTATTCAGGCTGGGAAATCGAGGGCCGGATCACGACAACGCCCGGTTTCGTGCTCGATTTCGGCGTGATTGAGGGCGATCTGCTCGACTGTTTCAGCCGTTTCGACGTGCAGGAAGTGGCCTATGACCCGTGGCAGGCCACGCAACTGGCCTCGCGAATGACCGAAGCGGGCGCGATCATGGTCGAGTATCGCAACACGGTGCAGAACTTCAGCCAGCCCATGAAGGAATTCGACGCCCTGGTGCAGTCCGGTCGCTTCCACTATGACGGCGACCCGGTGTTCGAGTGGATGGTGAGCAATGTCGTGTGCCACATCGACGCGAAGGAGAACATCTATCCGCGCAAAGAAACCAGCGCCAACAAGATCGATGGCGTGGTCGCGGCGATCATGGCGATCGGGCGGGCGATCGCGGTGCCGGAAGTGCCGGCGTATACCGGAGACCTGCTGGTAGTGTGATGGCGTGAGGCCCGGCGCCACGCTTGCCATGATCACTGCAGACGACCTGCAGGAACTACAAGCATGGCGAATGGCCACGAGTCACGCGGCGCCCGCGGCATATCGCTGGCGGCGATTCTGCGCCGTTGGCTCGGCATCGAGCACCGTGCTGCAGGATTCAGTTCCTCCGCGTACATCAACGAGATGCTGGGCGGTCAGCCGACGAAGGCTGGCATGGGTGTTAACCCGACCACCGCGCTGGCCATGCCGACCGTCTACGCCTGCATCCGCGTGTTGTCGGAAGCTGTGGCATCCCTGCCGCTCGTGCTCTACGAGAAGCAGGGCCGCAGCCGTGTGCCGGCCGTGGATCATCCGCTCTACCGGTTGCTGCACGATCAACCGAACCCGGACCAGAGTAGCTTCATCTGGCGGGAACTGGTCATGGCACATCTGGTGGGATGGGGCAATCACTATAGCCTGATCAACCGCACGACCCGCAACCGCGTCGCCGAACTGATCCCGGTCCACCCGCAGCAGATCAACCCGGTCATACGTAATGGCCGCAAGCTCTACGAATTCACACCAGCGTCCGGTGCGCAGACCATCCTAACGCCCGACCAAGTGCTGCATGTCCAGGGCATCAGCTATGACGGCGTGTCGGGCTGGTCACCGATCCGGCTGCACCGTGAGTCGATCGGCTGGGGACTGGCCACGCAGGAGTTCAGCGCGCAGTTCTTTGGTACCGGCGCGCAGCCTCGTGGCGTGCTCTCCCATCCCGGCACCGTCGCAGACCCGGAAAAGCTCCGGCAGCAGTGGGATGCGGCGTACTCCGGCGAGAACCGCCAGCGGGTCGCAGTGCTGTCGCAGGGCATGGAATACAAGCAGATCAGCGTTTCACCGGACGACGCCCAGTTCGTGCAGACCCGCGCCCTGCAGGTGTCGGAGATCTGCCGGATCTTCAAGGTGCCGCCAACGCTGGTGCAGGACTTCTCCCGCGCGACGTGGAGCAATGCCGAGCACTCGGACCTCGCCTTTGTGAAGCACACGCTGGTCCCGTGGCTGGCCCGCATCGAGGCGTGCCTCAACGCCACGCTGATCGATGAATCCCAGCAGGGCCGGCTGTTCTTCAAGTTCAAGGTGCAGGGGCTGTTGCGCGGCGATAACGCCGGCCGCGCCGCGTTCTACACCGCAGGTATCACGTCCGGCTGGCTGACCCGCAACGAGGCCCGCGAACTGGAGGATATGGACCCGTTGGAAGGGCTCGATGAACCGCTGATGCCGGTGGCCGTCGCCCAAGCGCCCGAAGAACCGAAAGAAGAAAAACCGAAGGACGTGGCCGGCGATGAACCGAAGGACGACGAATCCGACCAGGCACGCAGCATTGCTCTCGGCGCAGCAGGCCGGGTCTTGACTGGCGAGGCCAAGCGGCTGCGCTCGCTGCGCACCAGTCACACGGACGATCAGGCGGCAATCACCGCTGCCGAGACCTACTACCAGACCGACTACCGCGACCACCTGCGCAATGCGCTGGGCGTGTCGGCAGAACGAGCCGCAGAAATCGCGCAAGCGCGCTGGCGTGACCTGATGTCGGGCGATCCGTTAGAAACAACTCTGAGTCGCTGGGCCGCTACCGGCCCGGCAGAACTGCTGAGGATCTGCAGATGTTGAGAGAGGTTCGCCACTACGCCGGCACGCTGGCGGTCGAGCGCCGCGGCGAAAGCCAGGCACCGCTGATCCGTGGCCATGCTGCGGTATTCGACAAGCTGTCGGAAAACCTCGGCGGGTTCCGCGAAGTTATCGCGCCGGGCGCATTCGACGATGTGCTGGGTGATGACGTGCGCGCCCTGTTCAACCATGACGGCTCGCTGATCCTCGGCCGGTCGAGTGCCGGCACGCTCCGCATCGGTGTGGATGCGGCCGGTCTGACCTACGAGATCGACCCGCCTGATACCCAGTACGGCCGCGATCTGCTGGTGAGCCTGGAGCGCGGCGATGTGCGCGAAAGCTCGTTCGGCTTCCGCGTGGCCCGCGGCGGCGACAAGTGGGACGAATCCGAAGACGGCGTGCTGATTCGCACGATCACCCGCGTTTCGCGGCTGTTCGACGTATCGCCCGTGACGTTCCCGGCATATCCCGACACCGACAGCGCGAAACGGACCCTTGCCGAGTACCTGCAGGGCCGTGACTTGCGGGCGGAATCGCAGCGGCGCGTTGCCGAGCTGCGCACGTTGGAACTGAGACGACTGATCGCGTAGCGAGCACCGGTTATCGGCCGGCAGTTACTACAGGCGGCGCTGCACCGGGCTTGCTCCCGGCGATGCGTGGCAAGAAACCTTTTCAACATTCATGGAGTTTTGCGATATGAGTACCAAAGTGATCAAGGACAACCTCGCGCGTGTTGCCACGCAGATGCGCGAGCTGGATGCGAAGGCGAAGGCCGAAAATCGCGGCTTCACCGCTGAAGACGAGAACACCTGGACCAACCTGCGCAACGAGCACGAGAAGCTCGAACGCGAGCTGGACCGCGCCAAGTTCGCAGAGTCGAAGCTGGCCGGTGAGGAACAGATCGTCCGCCAGTTCATCCGTGACGAGAACGGCAACCCGGTTGAGCTGGGTCGCGAAGATCGCCGTGCCGAGTCCGAGCAGCGTGGCTCCGTGGTCACCTTCTGCGGCAAGGAAGTGCGCACCGACTACACCCGCACCGGTCGGCCGTCCGAGCCTGCCGAGCTAGGCGCTGTGTTTGACGCCTTCCTGCGTCGTGGCCTCGGTGTCCTGAAGCCGGAACACCAGGCGCTGATGCAGTCGCGCTACTCCGACAGCGACGAAATCCGCGCCCAGTCGATCGGCACGCCGTCTGCCGGTGGTTACGCGGTCCCGCAGGACTTCGCCTCGCAGATCGACGTGGCTTTGAAGCAGTTCAGCGGTATCCGCAACGCTGCCACCGTCATCACGTCCAGCGACGGCCGCTCGCTGCCGTGGCCGACCGTGAACGACACCACCAACTCGGGCGTGCTGGTCGCTGAAAACGCGGCTGACACCGAGCAGGACGTCGCTTTCGGCGTCGTCACCTACGGCGCGTACACCTTCAGCTCGAAGATCGTGCGCGTGTCGCTGGAACTGCTGCAGGACTCCGGCGTCGATGTCGGCGCGCTGCTCGGTCGGTTGCTCGGTGAGCGTCTGGGCCGTGGCACTGCTGCTTACTACGCCACCGGTACCGGCTCCAGCCAGCCGCAGGGCTTCGTCACCGCTGCCACGCTCGGCAAGACCGCCGCCTCGGCCACCGCGTTCACCTACCAGGAAATGCTCGACCTCAAGCACTCCGTTGACCCGGCGTACCGGCTCAACGCGAAGTGGGCGATGCACGACACGGTGCTGCGTGCGGTCAAGGCGCTGGTCGGCAGTGATGGCCGCCCGCTCTGGCAGCCGTCCGTTGCTGATGCGGTACCGGCCACGATCGACGGTGATCAGTTCATCATCGACCAGTCCATGTCCGCGGCACTGACCACTGCCCAGCGCGTGATGGCCTACGGTGATCTGTCGAAGTTCCAGATCCGTGACGTGCTCGGCTATCAGCTCGTGGTACTCCGCGAACTGTACGCCGCCAATCGTCAGGTGGGCTTCAACATGTTCATGCGCTCGGACAGCAAGCTGCTTGATGCGGGCACCAACCCGATCAAGTACCTGCGCCTTGCCTGATCATCTCGCCTTGTTGGAGTTGTTGCGATAACGTTGGCGGGCCGGTGTATATCGGCCCGCCTTTTTCGTGGTGATCAAATGAAAGTACGAATGCTGACACCGATCGCCGGCCAGGGATGGTCTGCAACCGTTGGCGATGCTGTCGAGTTCGACAACGACAGCGCCCTGCGGCTGAT